TCCGTATTGGGCTACTGAAGAATTAAGATCCCACACCTCCCACGCTGTGTTGTATCGATTCCAAATCTCGACCAAATCGCTGGGGTTCTCTCCGTTGATCAGCGTGGCGGAATAATCGTTGCTATGAAAACCAACCAGATTTGACTGACCAGCGCCGAATAGATAAATCTCAGGCAGAGACACAGGCGAGCCGGCGCTATCACCTACCTTGTCAAGACCTACAGAAAGAAGTGGGTTGTATTGATAAGACATGATCAGCTCCAGTAGATGGTGTCTACGCGTGTACTGACACTTACATAGGTGATATTCAATACACCAACCACGACGCCGCCGGATCCGCCTTGCTTATATGTGATCGTGACCAACCGATCACTACCGTCGTAGTCAAGATCTGCGAAATCAGCAGTGGCCGGGGCTGAAAAGCCACCGATTCGTGGAAGGCTCATAGCTCGCCGACATCAATACGTCTCATTCTACCAATGAAGCCACGACATGGTCAGGCCCTTGCCGTCAAGCAAGGGCCTAGCTGGTCAAACTCAGGCGTACTTCTTGGCGCCCAGAGCGTTGATGCTGTAGGTGTGGGTCGAAGTGTCAACAGTGGACACAGCCTTCACCCAGCGCTTGGCAGAGCCCTTGGGGAACACCAGATACTGCTTAGAAGCAGAGGTGCTCACCTGCGCGAAAGCCACAGCAGCAGAAGCCTGCTCGGTGCCATCCAAGTTGAATACGCTGGTGACATCGGTGTAGCTACCACCTTGGGTGTCGCTGGACTGCAGTTTCACGTCCAGGGTGGAGGTGCCGCTTGCCTCAACGTCGAGGATGACAACAATGTCACCTTCGTAATCATTCAGGTCAACAGCGGTGCCGTCAAGAGCATCAGTGCGCTCAGCAGTCGGGGCCAGGGCGAAGTGAGAAAGCTTCTCCAGGCCGGTGGAGAGAATAGCCATCAGTCTTTGGGAGTAGAGGAACTGGTTCGCCCGCGACGAGACACAGGCTTGGTCGGTTGAACTGCCGGTGCCTCCACCGGCTTGGGTTCAGGCTTCACCGTTTCCACGGCTCGCCTCATGCCAATCAACAGCATTGCAGTGGATGTATCAACTTCAACGATGGAGCCCGCTTTCGTGGGCTCCTTGTTGACGATCACACCACGAGTGATCTCAATCCACATCAGATTCAGCTAGCAAACGAGAACGCAGCAGGCTGCTTCACCGCAAGATCGAGGTCCTGCAGCGCAATCACGCGAACGGTGCCAGCAGTGGCGCCCGCAAAGGGATCCACGGTGAGATCGAGTCCTGACCACATGCCCATGACCATCATCGAAAAATCACCGAACAGTGCATCGTTGTTCAGCAGTTGGTTCGAGACGATCACCGGGTAGCCGTTGATCTCGTTGTTCTCGAACACAAACTGAGCAGTATTCGATGCCTTTTCGGTGGACTTCAATGCACCGCGAGCAGAAGCATTGATGATGTACCGCAGGCTGCCGGCGTCAGCGTTGGCTGCAGCAACCTCGGTCTCCATCGCGATGTACTCGTCGAAGGTTCCGTAGCTGGTCAGCGACACGCCGCTGCCGATGCCGGTGGTCAACGTCAGGCCCTGAGGTTGATTGCTGGATCCAGTGCCATAGATACCAACGCGGTCGATTTCAAGCGCGATCACACGGGTGAGATCGTTCCGAATCATGCCCTCAACATCGATCGAAGACTGCAGCAGCAGACGGCGGCTGTAGTCCACAAATGCACCCACGGTCTTGGGTGTCATGTTCACCTGATCGATCGCCTGTTGGCTTTCGGTCGGGGAAGAATTTTCGCCGACCCAGTACGCCGTCGAAGCGGAAGTTTGTCTCGGGATACTGATGTTGCCCTGCAGGCCGGTCAGCATCGTCACGCCGGCCTGGGCCAGAGCGAGACGGTTACGCAGCAGATCGATGAACGATCCAGCCAGCAGCTGATCCTCAACCAGGTTGCCACCGGCAGAAGGAGTGCCGACCACCAGGTCACGACGCAGCACTTCGTTCGGCACCACGATGCCGTTAGAAGAACGCTGATACTTGTCAGCAGCAGCCTTGCCGACTTCAATTTCAAACTCAGCATCACGACGAGCCTGAGCATCACCCTGGTTGGCCAGGTAGTTCAGGGCTTTGACGAAGCTGAATTCGCGGGTCTCCTTTTCGGAGAGGCCAACGTCGTTGGCGTCGATGCGGTGTTCCACAGGTTGGGTGCCGATTTTTTCAAGGATGGCAGCACGCGCCTCATCAACCGACTTACCGCCGTAGATCAGTTCGCGGGCAATTTCGGGGAGCTTGTGCCGCTCTCCCAAGGCATTAATGGAAGCGATACGGGTGCGCTCGGCCTCAATGGCCTCGGACCGGATCACCTCCAGGTCTGGAGCATTTTCCATGACAGGTTCAGTCATAGTGTTTACAGGAGATGCGGCCGGGGCCGCTTGGACATCGGAGCTGGGTTCACTCAAAGAGCGCCCAATCCCGACCGTGGGATCAGCAGGGATGCTGACCACACTGACTTCGTAGGGGCGCCAATTCGTCGCTACGAAGCCATCTTCGTGTTGTTCCATCCTTTCGATGGAATACCCGAAGGAGATACCGCGAAGAATGCCATCGCGAATATCTGCCAAAATCTCTTGAGCCTTCTCATTCATAGAGAATCGGACTTTGGCATAACCACGTTTTTCATCCTCGTTGATGTATCCGCGTTCTACAACGCCGATAACACGATCAGGATCATGGTTGTAAAGAAGTGGAGCGCCGCCACTCATGCGAGTCATATCGCAGTGACCAGGCTCATGGCTCAATACTTCGTTGCCGTAATACCGCGCCACGGGATACTCAGAGCTGAACGGAAACTGCATTGTCCGCTCATCAAGCATGTCAAATTGCGTTTGCTCAACGCGCTTGAAATGCTTGCCCTCAATATCGCGAGTCAAATTAAACTCAGCCTCAGGCGACTCTTGCTCCATTTCTCTCAATGGTTGGATCTTTCTAAGTGTACTGAATTTGTGTCCTACAACAGTGTCAGTCTCGCTCCATCCATCGTCTCCTTCGCGATAAACGCGAATCAAAGCTGCAGGATCGTCTTCAGTGGCGTTAATCGTAAAACTTGAATCTGGCACATCAACTGAGCCTTCACGCACGATCCGAGTAATTTTGCCGCGAGCAGTACCGCCGCTTGAGTTCCAAGACACAAAATCACCAACGTCTAGCGCATCGGCTTCTGCCCTCTCTTCAGGCTCGATCATGCTTCTATCCATTGATTCAACAATTCTATCGGACCAGCTTTTTCCTGCATCTCCGCCCCATGCCGCCCACGCAACACGGCCAGGTGATGGGTAGCCGTCTTCACCAGGGCTAAACCCCTCTGCCTGCTTATCTACTTCGTGCCTCGCAAACCAAGCACTCATCGCAACAATCGTGTCGTCAGACAGCTCATTACCGCTAAGGATTTGGCTGGCTCTGCGCGATGCAACCTCAGTGCCGCCTTTACGACCTTCTTTCTTCCACTCCCTGTATCGACGCGCTTCTTCGCGCATACCCTCGGTCGGCATTGCAGGCATTACTCAATAACCTCCTCTTCAGACTCAATAATATCTCGATCGAGCGTTACACCCAGCCTTTCCGCCGCATCCTGCTCCCTAGAGATACTTTGCAGATTTTCGTAGAAATCACCGCCCATCTTGGCCACGATCTGAGACTTCGTGTAATACCCTGCTTGCTCCATTTCGCGGTACGCTTTTGCCTCTTTTAAAGGATCCACCCAATCCCAACCGCGAGCCATCCATCGTGGATTTTCATAGCGCTCTGGACGCTGCTCATAATCCTCAAGCGGAAGCTCGCCAGAAAGCACCGCAAGCTGCAGCCATTCGCGATATACACGCATGTGGAAGTGCTCGATCACATAAGCCTGAACGACCTTCCAATGCTCTCGGTCCTCAAGCAAGCTCAAACGACTGCTTGAATAATTTGTATCCGAGAAATCGCGGCTCAGTGTCTCGTAGCTGCATCCAAAGCCAGAGGCAAACCTTCGCACGCTATTGCGCACGAACATCTCAAATTGCTGGTCCGGTGAATTGATGTCAGGCACCGTAATGCTCTGACCTGGCTCCAAATACTTAAACTGGCCCGGCTCGAACTCAGAAATCCGACGATCGCCTTCTACATCATCGGCATCAAGCTCACCTTCAGGCGACGTGACAAATCCCATAATTGATGCCCCGGCACGAGCCCGAATTACAGCGGCCTCTAAATAGCCCTGCAACTGATGCGCGTCAGACATGACAGGATGGAACCACGGCACACCACGGTTCTGGCCAGGCCGTTCAGGCAAAAATAAATGGATTACATCTTCAGCTGGGAGGAAGACATGCTTTTGATTTCTTTCCGGGATGTTATGGAACCAGTAGTCACCTGGATGGCGAGTGAGGAAGGCATACCGGACAGGGCGGCCCCATTCATTGACCTCCACGCCCATCCGCCATTCGTTCCCGTCGGCGAGGGTTGGGCCTTGATACTCCTCATCCAATACATCACTCTCAAGCATCTTGAGCGCAAGTGGCACTCGGCTCCCCCCGAAGGGACGACGGATGATTTGAAAAAGCGCCTCACCTGACTCTGGCATCGCGCCAACAGCCAGCCATTCCATCATGTGGAAGTTATGGCGACCGGCTACATCACAAGACGATGCTTTGCACCAGGACGACCACTTCTCTTCGATCAGCTGATTAACCTCTTCATTGGGTCGGCCGCCGCGCAGCTGCTGCACTTGCGCCTGCATCTTGATGCCACTGCCCACCACGTTGATCTGCGTGGTTCTTTTCGCTTGCTTGGCATACGGGTTATTCCTTACAAGCTCCCGGCTCCTATTACGCAGCTTGCGGATACTTGTACGAATATCGGCGTCCGCGCTCGCCTGCGTGGACATCCAATCATTAGTCAAACGCGAAATCATCGCGCCCGCATAATTGCGACGCCCCCGACGCTTAGGGATTGGCTGCAAGCCAATGGTTCTCAGAAGGCGAGTGCGCAGTCCCATTAACCGTTATTAAATCGGATATACAGATTGTGGGGGTCTCCAAGGCCAGAAGCCATAAGCTTTGCCTTGTTCTCCCGAGCGACAATAGACTTTAACCTCGACTCAAGCTCGATCAACTCAGACAAGTCATACCTCTTAAGGTTCCTGTTGCCAATCTTGTACTCCTGAACCGCTCCGCCATTGATCAGCGAACGTATGGCGGCCTTTACCGCGTCAAGGTCGATTTGAGCTTGCGACCTGCCATCAAACGCATTAGGCGTACCTGAGTAAGCCAGCGATGGCTTTACCTCAATCTGGCCGCGACTGTATTCAGACTTAGTATCATCAGCCGTTTTTGTCAGCACCGCCTGGAAATACCAACCCGTTCCCGCCTCCATCTCCGCAGTGGTGGCTGCAGGCAAGGTCAGCTTCCACCCGCTGTTGTAAGCAACACCAGTCGCTGTAACGCCCTCTCCCGCAGTGTTCAACCTCAGGTAGTAAACCAAGGAGTGCGTAGAGCTTGTAACCGATTCGCCAAATACATCAACAGTCTCCGCATCGGTCCAAACCGCATCTACACCACTGGTTATGGACGGAGGAATCGCCATTACCTATAAACTCAAAATCTTGCTAATTACCGCCAATCTAGCAGTCACCACTGCTTGACGAAACTCTTTGAACGACCCGACTTCCCGCTAGCTCGACGCTTAGCTGGCTCCTCTCCTTGACGCTCGCACTGATCCCACAACGTGCGGCGATCTTTAATCTGATAAACCCTGTTCAACGCAGAGTATGCATACACAAGTTCGTCTAACGCTTCGTTCCTTGCACTGCTTTTCTTCACCCAGCTGCGTTCAGGGAAGCCATTCTTGAATCGCATGATCTGTTTTTCTGCCGTCAGCTCTTGGAAATACTCCGAACTGACCGTCGGGTAAAAGTGCAAATACCCTGGCCCCACATCATTGTGCTTCAACCTGCCAAACAGCAGTGATTTCACCGTGTCAGACCCGACGGGGAACACCTGCGCACCTTTCTTCAGCGTCCTGCCCCTTGCGTTTAAATCCACCTTCGTTGCCTTGCCAATCGGTGGCTTGCCCTTCTGGGACTGACCCTTAATGGCAATAACACCTAAATTCTGGCGCTCTCTCGCATACTGATACACCTCCATCGTGTGGTGTCCGCCAGAGTCAATCGCTGCCACCATCGGCTTGAGCTTTCGCCCATCCTCAGTCTCATACGGCTTCAACAACACCTCGTCAAACTGCTTCCACACATCAGGCCGCGACGGATCGCCGTAGATCACAATCCGATCGAGCAACCACCCCTCTTCATCACGGCCCCACCCCCAAACGCTCATACTCAGTCGATCGTCCTGCGTGTCACACCCAATAGTCAGCAGTAACACCCCAGCAGGTGGCTTGCCTTGTTCATATTCCTCCTTGGATGCCCTTTCGCTTAATGCATCCGCCCCCACCTTCGACGCATACTCGTCTTCCCATGTCTCGCCCAATACAACGTTGACAAACGTTTTTAGCTGCTCCGCATCGTTCTTAGAGTCTAAAAATTCCTCGACAAGCGTTGGCCAGCTTGCATTTGGGCTATAGCTATACGCTGCCCATATGTGAAACGACACATGCCGTCCATTCCCAGGCGCAGTCGGCCGCCATTCGCCTCGTTCCACCATCCAGCGTTTTTTTGTATGCGGAATCCAAACGCCGCAGCTTTCGCAGGCGTAACTCGCAGTTTCTGGTTCCGCATCTCGCCACTTGATATTCGACCATTTCAAATACTGCATGTGCCCACAATCAGGGCATGGCACAAAATAACGCCGCTGATCGCCCTGTTCAAACATTCGCTCCACACGGCTGAAATCCTTAACCGTTGGCGTAGACCCCGCCACAATCTTGCGATTCCAGTAATACTCCGTTCGCCTGATGCCCAGCTTGATCTGGTCGCCTTCTGTTCCGGCTGAAGGCGGATAGCCATCGATCTCGTCGAACAAGACAACACGACGACTGACTCGACGAAATCCACGCGGGCTATTGGCGCCTACCAAGCTCAAGCTCCCGCCTGGGAACTGTTTCTGCAGGATCGTGTTCGCGCCATCCTTAGCCTTTGCGTCGCTTACAACACCACGCAGACACGGCGTGTCACGCAACATCGGCGCAATTTCTTCCTTCGAGTAACCCTGCGCATCCTCAATAGTCGGCTGCACAATCATGATCGGGCATGGATCCTGGTGAATGTGGAAAGCAGCGACGTGATTCAGAATTTTCGAGTAGCCAACGCGAGCACTTTTCATCACTGTGATCTGCTCAATCTTTGGATCCGTGATTGAATCCATAATTCCCTTCTGGTACGGCAACGTCCGCCACCTGCCGCCCTCCGCGCTGGACTCTGCACTCAAGTACGCATAAGAATCCGCCCATTCGCTTAAAGTCATCTTCTTGGGCGGCTTAAAAGCTAAATACGCTTTATTTCGTAGTTTTTCTGCGTTATTCATCGCTATTTGCCAAATCTTCTAGCGCTTCGCGCACAATATCATCCAAAACGCCGATTGCATCTGTATCTAGGTCCGGTAATCGCTGCTTTGCCTTCGTCGGAATACCCAACAGCTTGGTCCTGGCCATGGTAATCACCTCCAACCACTCGCGCTCCACATCTTCAACACGGACAAGCTGCCCTTCTTTCTGCTGACGGTCCAATTCCAGCAATTCTGCCTTAAGATGTTCGGTTCGCGCTCTTGACTCGTCGTAATCAGGGATAGCTTCCCTTGTCTTCGTAACGCGCTCTCCCATCCTTTCCTCTCGGCTGCGCAAGGGCTTCTTTACGCCGCCATCGCCAGCAGCCTTAGGGCCAACGCCAATTTTTGTCTGCGTATTACGCGCCCACTCTTCGCGCATCGTTTCGCTGTTTACCATTGGACGCCCATTGGCGCCTGATACAACAGAAAGCCTTCCCGTCTTTACAGCCGCATACACGGCTTCAGCGCTAACGCCTAGCGCTCTTGCGGCTTCAGCTCGCGTGATTAAGCTCATGCGTTAAATAGCATTGCTTCAATATACACAGAAGCAACATCCAAGAGTATAATGGCCGATTTTAGCTAATTCGGCTTTTGGATTCAGTGTGTCTTACGCGCATCGAAACAACTTTTGGTGCTATTGCCTACACGAACGGCGCGGTCCGAATATCCT